GACAAGTATCCTAAACCATGAGTGGACATCATCCAAACCCAGCGGACCAATATTATAACTATCCAACACAAGCAACAGAAGTTATGCCAGAAGTAAGCACATTATATCAGATGGTTATGGACTTAGGCATACCAGCCTGTGTCATCATAGCCGCATTTTGGTTTATTAGATACCAAAGTGAACTAGCGAAAAAAGAACGAGAAGAGTTCTGGAAGAAAGACGAAGAGCACGATAGTAGACTCTTGGATATGATCGAGAGATCCTCAGATGCTATTCTTCAGATTAAGCTGGCATTGGAAGCCAATACACAAGCAATCAAAGAGCTAACAAAGAATGGTAGTAAATAATGATTACTCTTACTTCAATAGCTGAAAAAAACTTTAAAAGAATGAGGTCTGATGAAGGCTTAGATGATTCTCCTCTTAGAGTCTCAGTAAAAGGAGGAGGATGTGCAGGATATGAGTATGTACTTAACTTTGGTGCTCCTAATAACCGTGATCTTGTTTTTAATACTGATGGATTACCTGTGGTTATCGATAGGAAGAGTTATGTAGTAGTAAAAGGTCTTGAGATAGATTGGTCAAAGGATCTTTCTGCACCAGGACCAAGGTTTCATAATCCTAAAGCTACATCTACCTGTGGTTGCTCTACGAGTTTCTCAATAAAAACCGAACTAACCGATAAACCTATCTGGATGAATTAATGTCATACTCACCTCAAGTTTTGGATCATTATGAAAGACCACGTAATATTGGTAGTTTGGATACTGGGAGTCCTAGTGTCGGCACTGGTCTTGTGGGTGCTCCAGAATGTGGTGATGTAATGAAACTACAGATCAAAGTAGAGCAAGATCAGATAGTAGATGCCAAGTTTAAAACCTTTGGCTGTGGTTCAGCAATTGCGAGTTCAAGCCTCGCTACTGAGTGGATTAAAGGAAAAAGTATTGCTGAAGCAAGTACCATTAGTAACACAGAAATAGTTGAGGAACTATCGTTACCTCCAGTTAAAATTCATTGTTCAGTTCTTGCAGAGGATGCTATTAAATCAGCTATTAATGACTACAAATCAAAGCAAATATAATGGAAACAGTCACAGAAAAAACAACTATAAAGAATGGTGGGAAACTAAAGGATGACCCACATATACAACTTATGAAACTTAGATTTTGGGCGAGATTTCTTATTAGTCTACTTGCCTTTGGTCTCTTTGGATGGCTTGTGTTTACTATGGTGAACAAACCAGATGAACTAGCTCAATCGAGTAAAGACCTTATAAACTTAGCATTTGGTGCATTCTTACCGATCATCGGAATGCTAGGTAAACACTGGTTTGAAGTATCTCATGACGAACCAGCACATAACCCTGAACCTGATAAACCTAAAGAAGAAGAAGCAAAAGATGGTAGCCTCGTTACTCCTTAATGTAATCCAAAGTTTAGTCGTAGATTCCGCAAGTACTCTTGCCAAAGAACATGTGACTAAGATGATTGAAGATAACCTTAGTGAAGACCAGATTAAATTAGTAGATGCTGTGGTAGATGAAATGCCAGAGAATAGTTTTAAATCGGTGAAGGAGTTGTTTGGGTAAATTTCTTAGTGTAGTTTTACTCTTGGTATTCCTTAATACACCTTTATTAGGTTCTAACACATACACAGGTACATTTAGTACACAATCAATTAGACTTTTGTGGATGGCATGTTATCAGGGTGTAATGATGGCAGATCCTAGAAACCCAGAGTTTAATGGTGCTCTTTGTGACTGTGTAGTTAACACAACAAGAGAGAAGTATACTGCGGATCAAGTAAAGAAATACCAAGGGGCAACTATGCAACGTAAATACACCGAAATGGCTAACCAATGTAAAGCAAAATTAGCATTAGGAATTACTAACGAAGAATTAACTTAGTATGGAAGAAAAAAAATACCCTATCTGCCCTAAGTGTCTAGCGTATCCTTGCTCATGCGATGACAACATTTAATCCAATTATAACCACATTAGGAGGTTTAATAATCTTCTACATAGGATTAAAAATGTTTGCTGGAGGGATGAAATCAATGGGTAACATTGAGCACCTCCAGTATTTCATGAGTAACCCATATTGGATGTTTCTTGGTGGAATCGTAATGACTCTTTTATGGCAATCTAGTTCTCTCAGTACAACTGCAATTATAGGATTAGTTGCCAGTGGTGCTCTACCTCTTCCTAGTGCCGTTGCAGCAGTTCTTGGAGCTAACATAGGTACTACTGGAACAATTTGGTTAGCAGGGTTACTTGTTTCAGACGGAATGCCACAGGGAACTACTAAACATATTGCAATGGTTCACACAGGAGTAAATGTTTTTATGGCAGTAACACTCCTTCCATTTATTAATCACATATCAAAATTCATATCTAGATTTTAAAGAATGAAACTAAGTAAGAACTTCTCTTTGAAGGAACTTACTAGGTCACAAACAGCGATTAGAAATGGTATAATAAATATACCTAACCAAGAACAACTCGTGTGCCTCACGGCACTCACCACGGCAGTTCTCCAGCCAATCCGTGAGGTACACGGGCGAGTCAATATTAATTCTGGCCTTAGAGTACTTGAACTTAACCGAAAGATCGGAAGTAGCGATTCAAGCCAGCATGTCCTTGGAATGGCAGCAGACCTAGAATGTCCCTCAATAGATAACCTAAAACTAGCACAGTGGATTGAAGAGAATCTTAAATTTGATCAACTTATCCTTGAGTTCTACGAGAAGGGGGAACCCACGAGTGGATGGATACATGTCTCCTACAACAATCAGGGAGAAAACCGTAGTCAAGTACGTACTGCTTCTAGGGTAGACGGAAAAACACAATACACAGAAGGTATACATGAGTAGAGGAACAGGAAGAATAGATGACAAGATTATAGCTGAAGAACTAAAGAAACGTCCTGGTATGAAGTGGAACTCACGGACATACCGATGGGAAAAAGATCCTAATTTTAAAGGAGGTTCTGGTTTTAATCCTACGGCTACTCCAGGGGTGCTCGATAAAAAGAAAAAGAAAGAAGTACCTACAGAAATGCAGTTTACTTCTACTTCTCCTGAGAAACTAAAGATCAAAAAGAAAAGCGGTAAGAAGGACTTTAGATATAAAGGTTCTATGGGTACAAATCAACAACGAGGATTATCTGGACTTAGCATAGGTGGAGTATGAGTGATCAATTAAAACTACTGCATTCAGAAGTAGCTAAAGAACTTTTAGAAAGAATAAAAGGTGGAGATGCTAAACCAGCGGATCTAGCGGTAGCCGTAAAGTTCCTTAAGGACAATGAAATTACTGCACTTCCAGTATCCGATAGTCCACTTAAGAACCTAGCAGATGTGCTTCCTTTTCCAACCTCAAGTGAACTGGAAGATTACAAAAGGATCTCATGACTACTCCAAAGGGAAGACCACCTAATGCTAACGATTTCTTAGGAACTAATATAGTTGAAGGAGGCACAGGAAGTAGCGGTATAAACTCTTTTGGAGGAGGAGCTTTTTTTAATACTAATAAAAATATTATAAAAGAACCTTTTGAAAATTTTAAGAAATGGTGGAATGCAAAAGCTACTGAGAAAGCACTTAAGAAACTTAAGATTCAACGCAAGAAACAAAGGGAAGAAGTAGATAAGGAACTAAGTAGTAAAGTTAAAGTAGCTCAAGAAGGTCTTGAAGGTTTTAACAAGTCTATGAAGGAAAAGAACCAAGCTGATCTTGCGGAATACTATAGGCTTAAAACTGATGGTAGAATTAGTGTAGACCCTGAGGTTAAAAAGATTATTCCTACTAAGACTCCTGAACAGTATAAGTTGGATCTTAAGAAAGCTAAGAGGAAGGGTGAAAAGAAAAAAGATAAGAAACCTTCTAAATCGGATTTTTATCATAAAAAAGCAGAATATCAAGATTATGGTCTTGACGAATGGAATGTAGGTTACCAAAGAAGTGATGCAGTTGATAAAAAATTAGCTAGAAAAGGTATTAGTTTCGATTTTAGGTATGTTAATGATAAAGGATCTATTCAAGGACAAAGAGACAGACAAAAGTTTTTAGACATGGGAATGACTGAAGATGATCTTAAACACGCACATCTTATGATGGACCCTGAAGCAGTAACCAATGAAACTTTTGATGCATGGTTTAAATCTTTGCCAGTAGGATCGAGACTATAACTTTATGATAACATATACACATATTCATACAATCCACGTATGCACATCTTTATCCACACGTGCATAGGAACACCCCAATACAGATAAAAAATGCCTGAATTAGATGGAAAAAAGTATTCCTACACAGAAGAAGGACAGAGGAAATACAACAAAGCAGTACAAGATTTAAGCAACAAAAAAACTGGAAGGCTTAATAGAAAAGGAAACAAAAGCCAGAAAGCTAAATCATGGATGAGTAAAATCATGAGTAAGCTTAAGATCCGAAGAGGTGGAGGAATGGGAGGATCAATGCCTATTACTGATCACCAATTGAAAAAGATAGGAGCACGAAAAAGCAAAGTCAACTAATGAACAAGGAATCCCTTAAGCAACGAGAACAACGAATAGCATATCAACAATCTATGGGAATAAGATCAGAGGGAATGATGCACGACAGATTTGCTAATGAAGAGTGTGATGAATGCGGTAACAACCCATGCACTTGTAACAATGACAAAGATAAAGAAAGTAGATTAAGGGAACTAAGAGGAGGGATGTGATCCAAGTATTACCTATATTAACCCAAGAACAGGCTGATGAGGTCAGTAACGCTGCACAAAGCGATGACTCAGGGATCTTTCAGCCTTCTCACATGGTCCTTAAGGATGGTGAGATCATAGGAGCATTTTCAGTAAACATGTCTGTAGGTTGCTGGTGGATGCACAAGACCAAGGCAAAGGGAAGAGACAGTCTTCAAGCATTCCAGAGTATGGAAGCAATCATGGCAGATCGTGAGATCGATGAGTACATTATGCCGTGCCACCAGGACTCTAAGTTCTACAATCTTATGCCTAGAGGTGGTTATGAGATCATAGGACGAGATACTACCGTGTGGAACCTATTCTATAGAAAGATTCGATGAACCAGCTTAAGGACTTCCGTAATTTCCTATATATGTGCTGGAAGCATCTGAATCTACCAGATCCTACTCCAGTGCAGTACGACATGGCAGACTTTCTACAGAATGCACCTAAACGTGCAGTCATAGAAGCTTTTCGTGGAGTAGGGAAGTCCTATATCACCAGTGCCTTTGTCTGCTACAAGTTACTTCACGATGCACAAGCAAAGGTACTCGTGGTATCCGCTAGTAAAGTGAGGGCCGATGACTTTTCTACATTTACCCAAAGGCTCATCCAAGAGATGCCAGTACTTCATCATTTAAGGTCACGAGAAGGACAAAGACAGTCAAAGATCTCCTTTGACGTAGGACCAGCAAAGGCATCCCACAGTCCATCCGTGAAAAGCGTGGGTATCACAGGGCAGCTTGCAGGATCTCGTGCAGATCTCATCGTTGCAGACGATGTAGAGGTTCCCAATAACTCCATGACACAGGTCATGAGAGACAAGCTGGCAGAAGCAGTAAAGGAATTCGATGCAGTACTGAAACCAGACGGAATGATTGTGTATCTAGGGACTCCCCAGACGGAGATGAGTCTTTATGAGACACTTCCAGATCGAGGGTACGTTACTAGAATCTGGCCTGGGAGATACCCTAATCAATCCCAAGAGATCAAGTACAGAGAACGACTTGCTCCTATGATTGCAGAGCAACTTCAAAAGAAGGAGCAGCTGCGTGGAAAACCCACAGATCCAGATCGGTTTGATGATGAGGATCTTATGGAACGAGAGTTGTCCTATGGAAGAAGTGGATTTGCTCTACAGTTCATGCTTGATACGTCACTTAGTGATGCCGATAGATACCCATTGAAACTTAGTGACCTCGTTGTGATGTCACTTGACACCGATAAAGCTCCAGAGAAACCAATATGGTCCAGAGACCCGAAGGATCGATTGACAGACCTTCCCAATGCTGGTTTGCCAGGGGATTTCTTTCACCGTCCTCAGGAGACTATAGGAGATTGGTTGGACTACACAGGGAGTGTGATGTCCATAGACCCAAGTGGTCGAGGAAAGGACGAGATGGGATACTCAGTAGTCAAGATGCTCAATGGGATTCTTTATGTCTTGGAGTGCGGTGGTATGCAGGGAGGGTATGACAAGAAGAACCTTGTGACACTCTCCATGATCGCTAAGAAACATAAAGTCAACTACCTTATTATCGAGAGTAACTTTGGTGACGGTATGTTCATGGAACTACTCAAACCTGTTCTTATCAAGATCCATCCTGTGACCATTGAAGAAGTAAGGCACTCCATCCAGAAAGAGAAACGTATCATCGATACTATGGAACCTGTGATGAACCAGCATCGTCTTGTGTTCGATCAGAAGGTCATAGAACGAGACTACAAGACTGTCCTTGATTACCCAGCGGAAAGACAAGCGAAGTACATGTTGTTTCACCAGATGACTAGGATCACTAGGGATAAGGGTGCATTGGTACATGATGACCGCTTGGATGCCCTGAGCATCGCAGTGAACTACTGGGTGGAACAAATGGCTGCTGATGCAGACAAAAAGATCGTGGAACGAAAGAACGATATGCTTGATTTGGAGCTAGAGAAATTCATGGCTCACGTGATCGGAAAAGAACGCTTTGAAACCGTTGAAAACACTTGGATGTAGAGGGGATTGTAATTAATGCCTATTCTAGGACAAGTCTGAAGGAAAACTTATGTATAGAGAACAGAGGATTGTATTACATGAATAGCATCTTAGAACAAATGAAAATCCCTGATGAGCCAGACTTTGAAGGGAAGAAGAAAAAGCAACTTAAGGGTATGCCTAAGTGGATGCTAAATCCAGAAATAGAAGACTACTTAACTCCTGAACAAAAAAGGAAATATAGGGAGGCTTTAAAGATATACAAGAAAAGAAAGAAAACTAAAGAAAGTAAGAAGTACGCATGATGGTTACTACTACCTAGACCTTTCAATATTTAGAGAAAAAATATGATACCCTTAACGATCATCTTGGGACCAGGATTCCCCCCATTCCTTATCTACACACGATCCAAAAAGTAAACCTATCAAACTCGAAGTTTCCATAGGCTAATCTTATCAATGCCACAAATGCAGGAACAATCCAGCGTATCTTATTGATATCATTATGCATTCATCAGACATACAATCTGAAAACTAAGGAAAACACAAGAAAACCTTAAGAAAATCAGATACTTAATCTATACATATATATAATAAAAAAGCATTAGTTTAATTTATCATCTTATTAGTTTTATT